CGGTAGGCAGGACGATGCAGCCGATGAGCTACGCCGAGTTAGAGCCAGAAGGCCCAAAGATGCGGCTGAGCGCCGAGACAAGAAAGCTGAAACAAGGCGAGTCTCAGCTAGAGAGCGTGATGCTCGTGACGAGATGGGCAGACTACGCCGCAAGGCAGTAGGGCTGGGCATGAAGACTGGCGGTAAGGCCAAGAAAAAACAAGGCTACGATGACAGGCTTGATGAGTCTTTAGGAATGCGAAACCGTAAGACTACGGCTAAGAAAAAGCCAGCCGCTAAAAAGGCGGCTCCGAAGAAGGCAGCCAAGAAGGTAGCCAAGAAAAAGACAGGACTGTCTGACAAGATTAATCAGCACAAGCGCATGGCAATGGGTGAGAACGTGTTGACAAGCAAGATGATTAAGAAGAAGAAAGGCGGTCAGACAATGGCTAGTCGCCGAAAAGAAAGCGAAGGCATGGAGAAGTCTATGGGACGCAGAAAGTATGCAGCCGTAGGCACGATGGACAAGGGCCGCAAGAAGCTGGCTACGGGTGGCAGAACCTATGCAACCACTGGCGTAAAGCTGAATATGGGCGAACCTAAGACTGAAACAGTTCAGGCTCGCGGTAGAGGTGCGGCAATCAAGGGTACGCAGTTTAGGAAAAACACTTAGTGGCTATAGAAAAAGCTTTGTACACCAACGGCGCTCTGCCGACTGCTGATCAAATCGAAGTAGAGATAGTTAACCCTGATGAGGTGACTATCTCCACTGATGATATGGAAATCAACATGGACTTTGACGAGCAGCCCGTAGCTGACCATAACGCCAACCTAGTTGAATTTATGGATCAGGGCGCTCTCGATACTTTGGGTAGCGAATTGGTGGGTCTTTATAATGCTGACAAGACCAGTCGTAAAGACTGGGAGACTTCCTATGTTAAAGGTCTGGACTTGTTAGGCATGAGGTTTGAAGACAGAACGACTCCTTGGGATGGAGCCTGCGGCGTGTTTCACCCTATGCTGAGTGAAGCCGTTGTCAGGTTCCAGTCTCAAACCATTATGGAGATATTCCCCGCCAGTGGCCCAGCCAAGACTTCTATTGTTGGGGCGCTGACAGACGAAAAGGTTAAGCAAGCTCAGCGTGTTCAGGATTATCTGAACTACATGATGACGGTTAAGATGCCTGAGTACCGCACAGAAACAGAGAAGTTGTTGTTTTCATTACCTATTGCGGGTTCTGCTTTTAGAAAAGTGTACTTCGACCCCAATCTGGGTCGAGCCTGTAGCATGTTTGTGCCAGCCGAAGACTTTGTAGTGAGCTATGGTGCGGCTGACCTAGAGACTGCCGAGCGAGCTACACACGTTATGAAGATGGAATCCAACGATGTGCTGAAATTACAGCAAAGTGGGTTCTACGCTAACGTAGAATTGCCTTCGCCTGAGCCAGACACTACTGAAATCAGTGCTGAATACGACAAATTAACGGGCGATCACCCCAGTTACGAAGCTGATCACCGCCATACCCTGCTAGAAATGATGATCAACGTAGACTTATCAGGTTTTGAAGACTTGGTTGACGGCGAACCCACGAATATTGGGCTGCCTTACGTCATTACTGTTGACAAGTCATCTCATATTATCCTTTCGATCCGCAGAAACTGGAAAGAAGGGGACGAATTAAAGCTCAAGCGTCAACATTTTGTCCATTATCAGTATTTACCGGGGCTAGGATTCTACGGATTCGGCCTAGTTCACATGATTGGCGGCTTAACTAAGTCGGCTACCTCGTTATTACGTCAATTAGTTGACGCTGGTACGCTGGCTAACCTTCCGGGCGGCTTAAAAGCGCGAGGATTGCGGATTAAGGGCGATGATTCCCCGATTATGCCGGGAGAATTCCGCGATGTGGACGTTCCGGGCGGAGTTATCCGCGATAACATTGCCTTTTTACCCTATAAAGAGCCATCTGCTGTACTTCACCAGATGTTACAGGAGATTGTGGAAGATGGTCGCCGATTTGCCTCTGCTGGTGACGTAAAAGCAGCGGATATCAATGGCGAAGCGCCAGTAGGTACAACTCTAGCGCTCCTTGAGCGCGAGATGAAGGTAATCAGCGCGGTTCAGGCTCGCGTTCATGCGTCAATGAAGCAAGAGCTTCAGATTCTGTGTGAGATTGTGTCTGATTTCGGCCCAACTGAGTATCCCTACGATACTGAAGACAATGCGATTACCGTTGAGGACTTTGATGACAGGGTAGACATTATTCCTGTGAGCGATCCCAACGCAGGAACGATGGCTCAACGGATTATGCAGTATCAGGCTGCTCTACAGTTAGCGGCTCAAGCCCCGCAAATGTATAACCTGCCGCTGTTGCACCGCCAGATGCTGGAAGTGCTGGGCATTAGGGATGCGGGTAAGATTATCCCAAGTGACGATGACATGAAGCCAACTGATCCTATCTCAGAGAACATGAATCTGATGATTGGCGAGCCAGTCAAAGCTTTTATTTATCAAGACCATCAAGCACACATAGAGGCGCATACTTCTGCAATGAACGATCCGAAGATTGCGGAGCTGTTAAACCTTGCGCCTGATGCAGATATGAAACAGGCAGCCTTGGCTGCTCACATTGCAGAACATGTGGCGTTCCAGTACAGGCGTGATATTGAGAAAGAGCTTGGTGTACCACTACCTCCAGTAGATTCTGATCTGCCTGAAGATATTGAATACAGGCTTTCTCAGTTGGTAGCCCCTGCTGCTGAGCAGTTAACAGGAAAAGCCCAGCAGATGGTGCAGGCCGAAGAGATGGCAGCTCAGGCTGAAGACCCAGTATTGCAACTGCAAAAAGCAGAACTGGAAATCGATGCGGCGAAAGTTCAATCCAAAGCGGCTACTGATATGGCTCGCATACAAGCCGATCTCAGCAAGGCGGCGGCTAAAGATGACTTGGAAAGAGACAAGCTCAGGGCTGACCAGAAGATCGAAGGCGCTAAGCTTGGCGTGAAGATAGCCGAGACTAACACCAAGGAAGAGTTAGAGACCAAGAAGATAGCCTCAAGAGATAAGATTGAGGGCGCTAAACTTGGTACGGAGATCGCTAAAGAGCTGATGATCGATGAAAGAGAAAGAGATATTGAAGAAAGGATCGATAAGAGAGATACTACACGCGAAAAAATGATTGATGACAGAGAGCGAGATGAGTGACCATTTTTCAGATAACGTGTTAGAAGTATTGAATAAGAAGATACGAGCGATAATGAATGAGACAGCCGACCATGTAAGTGCAGGAGGCTGTCGAACTTTTGAAGAATATTCAAAGTGTTGTGGGATCATAGAAGGACTCGCAATCGCTGAAAGAGAATTACTCGATTTGAACAAACATATCGAGGATAACTAATCTCCGCATAAAGCGGTGCAGTGACTCTGGACACTCTTCCAGTGCAAGGAAAAACTAATGGCCGAAGCATTAGCAGAAGTAAGTACGGTATCGGTAGAAGACGATACTGCAACAGATACTCGCGCAGCCCATCAAATGCCTGACCCGAAAGGGTACAAGTTATTGATTGGTCTTCCCGAACCTGAAAAAGCAAGCCAAGGAGGAATTCTCAAAGCCCAAGAAACTATTGCGGTGGAAGAGGTAGGCTCCATAGTTGGCTTTGTCATTAAGCTAGGCCCAGACGCTTATACCGATAAGTCGAGGTTCCCTAACGGCCCTTATTGTAAAGAGGGTGATTTCGTTATTATGAGATCATACTCTGGCACAAGGTTTAAGGTGCATGGCAAAGAGTTCAGGCTCATCAATGACGACAGTGTAGAAGCTGTGGTCGAAGACCCTAGAGGAGTGATGAAGGTATGAGCGAAGCAGAAACCGAAACAGAGGTTCAACCCCCTACGTCACCTGAAGATAAGTTCTTTGGGGTTAAGACGCAGCACAGCAGAAATGCTGAACCAGCTTCTGACGAGGCTGAGCAAAATCAAATGGAGGTCGAAGTTATTGATGACACGCCTCCTGATGAAAAGAAACCCGTCAAAAGAACTAAGGAGCTTGCCGAGCCTAATGTAAAGTTTGATGACGGATTCACGGACGAAGAGCTAAAGACATACA